GTCTTGTCCTCGTCGTCCAGGACGTGCGAGTCGGTCTTGATGTAGTACGGGAACTGCTCGGCCAGCGCGTCCAGTGCAGCCTTGTACCCATCCCCGTTCAGCTGCCAGTTGACCTGCTTCTTCCGCTGCAGGTCGTTCAGGCGCTGCCGGATGAAGGCCTTGGACTCCGGTGAGTTGTCGTCGTTGAACCGGGCCATCGCCAGGTGTCGAGCGGCCTGCTCGTCGACATCGCTCAGCTCCGGGTCGTTTCGGTACTCCTTCTCCCGCTCCTTGATGATGTTTCGGATCGTCACGTTGCCCTCGCCGGGGTTCTGCTCCCGGACCTGCCGCGCGATGGTGGCCTTGATCTCGGGCGGGATCTGAGCCCGCTCCACCTGCCCGGACTGCACCGCGTCCAGGATCTGCTCGTAGCGCCGGGTCATCCGACGCGCCTTGTCGGAGTACCGGCGACCACCACGGAGGTCACCCTGGAACTCCATGGTGAACGTGCCCGAGCGCGAGGTCACCGTGACCTGGCGTGCTCCGGAGATCAGACCGGTGTAGACGTCCTCAGCGGTCAGCCCGCCCACCGAGCGAGTCCGGATGTACTCCCCGCCCTTCAGCGCCTTCAGGTTCTTCAGGTTGAACGGCAGGTAGTGGTCATCGGCGTAGCCCACTGCCTGAGTGGCCAGCTGCCCATCGGCGTTGATGATCACGCCCTCGGAGGGCGGAGTGTTCCCAGAGGCCAGCTGCAGGGCGTACAGCCCCTGGCTGGGCAGCGTCTCCCGGAGGTTCGACAGCACCGCGCGACGGCCCAGCTCCCGCTCATCCCAGGTAGGAGCACGGTCCGACAGAGCCTTCCGACGAGCCACCATCTGGGTCATCGACAGCGGAGCGCCACCGGTCTCCACACCGGCCTGCTTGCCCTGCTCGATGCCCGTCCCGTACGAGCGCACGAGCTCGGTGTCCGGGGTCTTCTCGGTGCCCCGGTACCGGTAGGCGGTCTTCCGGGCTGTGGGACCGAGCACGTTCTCCGCCTGCGGGCCCGCGTTCCCGACGATCTCGGCGAACTTGCCGGCGAGCTGAGCCTTGGATCCCGGAGGACCGACTGCACTCAGGAACTGACCAGCCGCAGCCGTACGGCCGTAGAGCTTGGCGTTGGAGTGTGCAGCATCCCCAGCCTGGGTCCACTGGTCGGCGAACGCGCCACCACTGCGGCTGGCAGCGTTCACCACCCCGACCTGGGACGGAGACATGTTGGTGCCCATCGCACCAGCCAGACCGAAGGCAGCACCACCAGCGGTGAGCGTGGTCGGACGAGCCTCGGCTCCGATCAGAGTCAGGCTGGGGTCAGCCAGGAGCTGAGCGTCCGGGCGGGTGCCCGTCATCCGCTCCATGAACTGGCGACCAGTGCGGTCCTGGAAGTGCAGGGTCACCTCGTGGTTGCCGCTCCCACCGGTGGACTGGTTCACCGAGGACAGGAAGTCGGCCAGCTGCCGGTACTCATCCTGGAACTGGGTGCGCTCCGGTGAGGTGAGCTTGTGGTTCGAGGCCTGGTGATGGCTGGGAGTGTCCACACCCAACAGAGCCTGTGCCGTCTTCGGGTGCAGCTCCTTGGCCTGGTTGTGGGTGATCTTGGTCCGGAACCGACCAGCCGTACCACGGGGGTGGAGCTTCTCCTCCCACTCCACGGCCTTGGAGATCAGCGCCAGCGCCTGGGCGTAGGCCACCGACTGCTCGGGGTCCATGCCCTTGCTGACCATCCGGAGGTGGGACTGCTTGATCAGCTCGACGCGCTTGGCGATCACGTCGTCCAGGTGGTGCTGCAGAGCACCGAGATTCTTCTCGATGTCGTCGGTGAACAGCTCGGCCACCATGATGTGGGTGAACATCTCGGCGGTGTCATCGTCCATCTTCATCACCAGGTCGAACGCCCGCTGAGCAGCCTCCTGGTTGAAGTCAGGGTCGTCGGAGAGCGGGAGCAGCATCTTCTTCACGAGCCCCTTCTTCTTCCGACGATGGGCTCGCTCGATGTCCTGCACGCGCGGGAACTGGTTGGCCAGTCCACCAGCGACCGTGCCGGCGATGACGGGCTTCAGCCAGCCGGAGTCCTTGGCCGACATCTTCTCGACCCGCTCGGGCGGCTTGCGGTACTTCCCCTTCTTCTTCGCGGTCCTGATCTCAGCGTCCCAGCGGGAGGCGATGTCCGGGTGGCGAGCGTGCATGAACCGGCGCTGTGCAGCACTCTTGTACGGCATCTCAGCGTCCCTTCTTCGGCGGCGGCTTCTTCGCCGTCTTCGCAGTCTTCTTCGCGGCCAGCGCGTTGACCGGCTTCTGGGCCTTCTGCTGCTGGAGCTTCAGCTTGGTGTTCGTGGCGGCTGAGCGGTCCTTGATCCGGATCTGCTCCTTGGTCCGCTTGTGGTCCCGGTTCGCCATCACGTCCTGCAGCCGCATCTTCTCCTTCTCGCGCGAGTGTGCACTCTGAGCGGTCTTCTCCGCCAGCAGCATCTTCTCCTTCTCGCGCTGATGCTGCGGTCCTGCGTTCGGGTCCTCGGGCGGGGGCTGGTTGGTGGCCTCGGCCTGCATCTGCGCCTGCTGGGCCTGAGCGTCCGCAGTCGCCGGGTGCGGAGTCTCGGAGTGGAGCTGAGCCTGCTCCGGGGTCATCCCCTGTGCCGTCATCTGAGCCTTCTGCTGCAGACCGAGCAGCTCCATCTGCCCCGAGCCGTACTCCATGGCCTGCTGCTGCTCCAGCATGATCCGCTTGTAGTCCACGTCCTCGTCGGTCATCTCGGGCAGGCGAGCGATCTCGCGGATGTACTTCTCCAGCTCCGGGTCCGGGAACCACTGCATGCCGGCTCCAGCGGTCGAGGAGATGAAGGCAGCCAGCTGGTCCAGGGCCGGCGGGTCCACGTTGGTGGGCTCGAACCGGGGCAGCTCGTCGAGCTTCCAGCCGTTCACCGCGAACAGCCGAGGCACGGCGTACCGGTTCAGAGTATCTGCGATGGACTTGGTGATGGCGTTCAGAGCGGCCCGGAAGATGCCGGTCTTGTCGGTGTGCAGGCTGTAGGAGCCGGTGTCCTCGTGCCCGACCAGGATGAAGTCAGCCAGCACGCTCATCAGGATCCGCTGCTCGTAGCGGTTGATGATCCCGTTGGTGTCGAACTGACGGGTGCCACCCGAGCTCATCAGCTCGAAGTCGAAGAGCGGCTGCTTGGTGTCCGGGTCGTACTGGGTGGGCAGGACCAGACCCTCGTTCTCGTCACGCCTGACCCCGCGGACCATCTTCTTGAAGGCATCCACGGTCTTCGCCTGAGGCGTCCCCTTGGCCGCCGTCAGGTAGTCCGCGGGGACCCTTCCTACAGGCATGCCCGCCAAGTCTCGCTCAACGCCGATCGCCTCGAACTCCTCCAGGCGCTTCTTGAAGTACCAGGAGCGGTAGGAGCTACGGAGCAGGGACAGACCCTCGGGGTTGCCCTTGGCGATGGAGGTCCGGAACAGGATGCTCTTCTCGATCGGGATCACTGTGGTCGCGTACCGGGGCGGGGCCATCTGGACCATTGCCCTGATCCCGCCGGTCTCGTCGAAGGACCAGCGCATCAGCGTCTCCTGCGCGCGGATCGGCATCTTCCGCCAGCCGATCTTGCCGTCCGTGTACTTCGAGCGCTTCCGTGGATCCTTCTCCCAGGGCCCGATCCGCTTCTTGTAGACGATCTCGTGCCAGGACCAGCCGTAGGTCATCATCGAGAGGATCTCGCCGATCAGGTCGTCCCAGCTGTGAGACATGTCCTCCATGCACTGTTCGAGGAACTCCTGGGCCTGCTCGCCCTCCTTGCCACCCTCGGGAGGGAGGACCTTCCATTCGACCTCGCGGATCAACTTGTCGATGCTGAACAGCAGCGCCCCGACCATGGAGTCGTTGGACGCCATCTCCCGGTAGACCCGGACCGCCTTGCGGCCACGCAGCGCCGGCAGGAACTCCTCGTCGATGTAGCCCGAGACCCGCTTCAGCCCGGAGACACCGAGCTCTTCCATCGGGCCGACGCGCTGGGGGATCTCGTCGCCAGCGTTGTCCTCGTCCCAGGTGGAGATGTCTCCCTGGGGGAGCCTCACGTCAGCCATGTCTTCAGTCTCCCATCGGTGTCACACCATCAGGTCCAGGTCCTCAGCAACCTCCTGGCTCTTGTTCTGGACACTGCCCACCACCCAGTTCCCGGGCTTCCGCTGGGCGTCCTTGTTCTGGCGCATCTCCTCTTCGATGAAGGTGGGCCCGTCGTCACCCGGGATCATGATCGGGTGCGCGGGGATCGCGCGCTTGGAGACCAGCCGGTAGCCCAGTGCCATCGAGCAGATCTCGTCGGGGAGGTGGAACTCCTTCCCGCGTGCGTAGAGCATGTCCACCGAGGCGTACAGGTGGGCCTTGTAGAAGACCGGTACCCGAGGAGCCAGCCAGCGGTGGTTCTCGATCGAGCTCACGTACTCGCTCAACATGTTGTCCCGCTGGGCTCCGGTCATCAGGAAACCTCGCGCCCGCCTGTCGATGTAGTCCGCCACCACCCCACCCAGCCCCGTCGCGTCGTGGATGCCCTCGGCGTTGTACTCCTTCATCAGCCGGTTGAACTCCCCGATCATCACCGGGTAGGGCAGCCGGCGCATCCGTGACCAGTGCACGACCCGGCACGGGAACCTGGTCACGTCAGAGACAGTGATCACCGTCCAGTCCTGCTCCTTGGCCCAGTCCGCGCTGATCACGTACTCGGCGTCGCTCTTGGGATCCTCGAACCGGTGGACCTGGCGCTCCTTGCTCACCGACTCTCGGATCGCCTCTGCGGGCAGCGAGAACATCTTCTCCACCGACTCCGAGTCGATCGCACGGGAACCGATGCTGGGCTCACCGAGGTCGTACTCCACCCGCCACATCTCGGCAGGGATCTCACGGCGCTTCTGGTCGATGGTTTCCTGGTCCAGCCAGCCGTCGATCGGGTTGGAGGTGTCCTTGTAGCACCAGGTGAAGATCGGCAGACCCTCCTCCTGGAACCGCGCGTACTCGTGCGCGAAGGTCTTGTCCGGGTACTGCCAGGTCGAGGACATCGCGGTCCGGGGCCGGATGATGTCGCCCTGCCAGTTCTTCTGGGGCATCGGCTGGCCCTTGGCCGCGTCGAAGATGGCCTGGTCCATCTCGTCGATCTCATCGAGCAGCAGAGTGGGTGGGTGCGGGCCTCGGACCGTCTTCTGGGAGGCCGTGAGCGGCATGATCGTGGCCCGGTTGGTGAGCTTGATCTTGGTCGCCGACTCCTCCCGAACCAGGTAGGAGGGAGCGTTGCTGTGCTCCCAGGCGTCACGGATGGTGTTGTGGATGTTGATCGACTGGTTCAGGGAGCCACCGACGATGTTCACGTCTGAGCCCTGGATGGCTGCCACCGTGAGTCCCAGCACCGAGAGCAGCCTGGACTTCCCGGACAGACCACGAGAGCCGTGGATCAGGATCTGCGGCTCTCGGTTGAAGTAGGCAGTGGCGAAGGCGTCGAACGGTGCATCGTGGTCGGAGCAGACCTTGTGCCTGGGGATGGTGTAGCCCCAGAGGGCCTTGACTACCTCGTAGAGCTCGTCGTCGGTCCTAGGTCCGCGTCCCAGGATGATGCTCACTGACCAGCTCCTTCAGCGTGTACCCGGTCTTGACCCAGGGCACTGAGAGCTCCCAGGCACCCGCCGGCGACTCCACACGGTATCGCCACCAGATCACATCGGTATCAGTCGGAGTGAGCTCTACCGCGAAGCTCCCGTCCCGCGCGAGCTGGACTTCCGGTGCCAAGCAGGCCCAGGCGATCTCTTGCTGGATCACCCAGAGCCTGCTCGGCATGAACCGGACCAGGCCATGGACCGGACGACCGTTCTTGTACTGGAAGGATCCTGTGACTGTCACTGTTCTCGGCATGGATCCCATCCTATCCACTACACCTGAGGCACAACAGGTGGCTCAACGGGTGGAGTGGCGGTAGGAGCAGCTGCGTTCCCCTTCAGAGTCACCGCAGCTCCAGTCACGATCATCGCCACGATGGCAGTCACCCACTCACTACCCGTGATCGAGGTGCCTCCATCGGAGTCGCTGAGCACCGAGCTTCCGATGACCACTGCTCCTGGCACCAAGAACCCGAGGATGCCCTTCCAGTACTCCTGCCAGTTGGCCATGACGGCCTCCTACTTCTTCTTCGGCTTCGGCGGCTGGAAGTCGATCGAGGGCTGTGGGTTGCGCACGATCGCGCAGGACCAGCCTCCGGTAGCGACCGAATGCCGCTCGAAGTGGAGGTGAGGTCCGGTCACGTTGCCTTCCGCACCGACCTCACCGATCTTGCGCCCAGCCCGGATCTTGGCCCCGTTCGGGACGCTCCGGGTACGCATGTGCGCGTAGAAGTCCCGAGTACCGTCACCGCGCTTGATCTCCAGCTGGTGGTAGCCGAAGGCAGAGCCGTGGTTGGCGTAGACCACAGTCCCGCCGCGAGCGGCGTAGACCGGAGTTCCGGCTGGAGCTGGGAAGTCCACGCCGGTGTGGATGCCGTAGCCACGGGAGTCACGTCTGCAGCCCCAGTACGACCCGCGCCGGCCGTACGGAGTTCCGATGGGGCCCTTGACTGGTCTCATTCGTCGTCCTCCCCACCTTCGGTGCCCGTGTTGCCGCCCTCACCGGGATCGGCTGAGTCATCGGGCTCGACCTCTTCGTCACCATCGAAGTCGACGTCGAGACCCTCCTCGGGCTCCTCTTCCAGGTCTTCCTCGACCTGATCGAACTCCGCCAGCGACTCACTCGGGGTCTCGCTCACTCGGTCTTCTCCTCGTCGTCCTCTACCTGCTCCTCGTTCGGACGGTCGGCGGGGTTCTCCCAGCCGCTCTCGTAGGCGGGATCGTCCTCAGCACGCGGGTCAAGGTGATCCACCTTGCCGCCAGCGAACGCAGCTGCGCGCTCGGCATCGACATGCGGGTCCGGGTACTGGATCTGCCCCGGGATGCCGTAGAACTCGTCTTCGCCCTCGGGGTCGACGAAGGGCTCCGGCTCGGTCTCTTCGCCAGTCACCTCGGCGGACTCATCCTGCTTCTTGGTTGCCATGTCTTCATCCTCACTCGTTGGGCCAGTCACTACAGGGCTTCCTCCCACACCAGGTGTAGTTCCCCGCTGTGGAGGTTCGTACTCAACGCGGACATCGAGGAGTAGTCGGCCGGGAAGGCGTCGGCCTTGATCGGGTCCTTCCAGTCCAAGCCCATCCCCTTGATGTTGGAGTTCAGGTTGTTGCTGAACGCAGCCGGCAGGTTGAACCAGTTCCCCTGTCCCTTGGCCAGCTGCCCGAGCTTGGTGATCTCGGTCTTCCCTAGCGAGCCACCGGGCGCAGGCAGCCCACTCACGGTGCCGATCGCAGTCCAGAACAGGTAGACGTTGGCGTTGGCCGAGCCGTTGTCGTTCTCGCGCCTGATGTAGATCTGGGCGCTCTTGATGGTGACCGTGCCCGACTTGCCGATCGAGTCGGTGATCTGGTTGCCATACAGCCACAGCCCCACCGAGCGCGGGGACTTCTGCTGGACCAGGTTCCCGCTCTGCCAGCCTGCCGACACCCATGACCCAGAGCTGTTCGGCTGGATCCGCACCTCCTTGGTGACCACGTTCGGCACGTCCACAGAGTTCTTCGGAACGTGGATCGAGGCCGCGGTGCCCGCGCTCCAGTTCCCCGCGTCGTCCAGGGCCCAGCCGGTGAAGTGGTAGGTCTGGTCGCCTTGGATGATGCTGCCCGCCGAGGCGTTGCGTGGCCACTGCTTGAAGATCTCCACCGAGGTGTCGTTGTGTCCGCCGTAGTCGTTGTAGCGCCACTCACTCCAGGGCTCGTTCGGGTAGGTGGAGTCCGCAGCCGAGGTGTAGGTGCCACCGAACTGGGTGGTTGGTGGCTTCCCCGCGTAGTCGGTGAGCACGCGCGTGAGGCGCGCGTCCGGGTCGTTGGCCGCTCCTGGCAGCCTGACTCCCACCTTGATCCAGCGCGAGACCAGCGTCTTCACACCCTTGATCGTGTTGAAGTCCTCGGTGATCGCCAGCGAGATCAGCGGTGGCGAGGGCGGAGTGACGTCGAACTCGTAGGCCCGGACCCAGGCTCCGGCCTGCTTGACGTACGCCTCGGTCACCGCAGTCCAGACCCCGTTCCGCAGCACGTAGGGCCGCTGGCACAGAGTCCAGACATCGTTGACCTTCTGGTAGAGGGCCACGGGCTACACCTTGAAGAAGACGTCGCCGTTGGCTCCAGAGGAGTTGGCCGGTACCGAGGACCCCGAGGTGATCGCGGGCTGGGCCGGCGGGAACGGCTGCCAGGCTGCTCCGTCGTAGTACCAGACCTTGTTGGCGTCCTGGGTGAAGGCGAACATCCCCTCCTGGACCCCAGCTGCGGCGGTCGCCGAGTCGCGCGCGGCAGTGGTGGCGTAGACCCCCATCACCCGCTTCTCGATCTGCTTGGCGAGCTGGGTGATGTCATCAACCACATCCGGGTCGTCCGTGCTGATCGGCACCCGGAAGGCTTGTGCGGGGGTAGTTCCTGGCATGTCTGCCTCCTCTACTCAGATGGTCTCATCCTCGTCACGTCTTGATGATGAAGTTGACGGTCAGGAACGGGGGCCGGTTCTCGTTGGATGTGTTGCCGCTACCAGTGCTTCCGGTGTTCTGCATCTGCGAGGACGCCGTGCGCCCGCTGATGGCGTGGGTGTGACCGCCGGAGTTGGTCGGGTTGTACGGGCCGGTCGCGCCCGTGTTGGCGATCGTCCCGTTGGTCTTCTGCAGAGAAGACGTGGAAGAGCCGGTCGTGTTGCCGATGTCGATGGGGTGGACGTGCACGGCACCGGCGTCGTTGTTGGCGTTCAGGGCACCGGTCGAGGAGTTCGGAAACCCCGGGGAGGAGGTCGCGTTGTGGTAGTGGTCCCCGATGTCGTGGGTGTGACCAGGCATACCAGCCTGGCCACCCGTAGCGTTGAGCGCGTTCAGCGGTCCAACACCTTGTGCGAACTTGTCTCGCATGTCCGGAACGTTCGCGCCGACCACAGCTGCCAGCGCGGGGTAGCTCGCCGTAGATCCACCATCACAGAGGATCCAGCCAGCCGGCGGGGTGGCGGTCGGCCACATCATCATGCAGCCGGTCGGCACGAACCGTGAGTCGTTCCCTGGTGCTGCCTGGGTGGATCCGGTGCCCAGCGAGCGCAGCCCCTCGACACCAGCCGCTGGCGACTTCAGCGAGGCGTTGATGTCAGCTGCCACGATCTCGCCATCGTTGATCATGTTCGAGGTGACTCCACCGACCCCGATCGAGAGCGTGCTCCCGGTCAGCGCCAGTCCGGATCCCACGACCAGCTCAGTGGCCCTGGGGGCGTACGAGGTCGGGACCTCACCGAGCTCGGCCTGCCAGGCACCGACGATGTAGTACAGCCCGACTGCGGGGTTGGCCTCACTGCCGGACCGCAGTGTGAAGGTGCCACTGGCAGCGGTGATGAACGAGACCGACAGCCGAGTCCAGGTGTCTTTGACCGTGGTAGTAGCACTCGGGTTGGTGGTGATCCCAGCGCCGGTGGTGATGATGGCGACCTGCGCAGTGCCACTCGCAGTCGGGTTGTAGACCCACATCGTGAACGTGTAGGCGGTGTTCGGAGCGAACCGGTTCCCAGCTGCGACCGTCTCGCTGACCACTGCGTAGCTGCCGATCCCGAAGGCGTTGCTGGCGTTGGACGAGGTGACCCGCATCGCGCGCCCGTTGCGCCAGGTGGTGGTGGTCTCCTGGGTGATCGCAGCACTGCCGAAGTTGCTGGCCGCTAGCCCTGTGGTCTCGATGAAGTTGGAGTTGACCAGCAGGTTCCCGCCACCCATCAGCGGGAGCTGCGCCGGCGGTACTCGGGTAGTGGCGTCCAGAGTGGCCAGGCCGCTGGCTGCTCCAGCACCCAGATCGGTCTTCGCCGTGGCCGTCGACACCCAGTCAGGAGCGCCCGAGGTTCCAGCCGCTCTCAGGTAGGTGGTGACCTGCGGGTTGTTGCCCAGCCGGTTCACGCCCATGATCCCGGCACTGATCTGGTTGGCGTTCAGCAGAACCGCGTCTGCCTGCCCAGAGCCGTGGCTGGCCGCGTGCGCGGTCGGAGTCCGGGCGTCAGTGAACCTGGTGTCGTTGCCGAGCGGGACCGTAGTCGAGGTCTGTCCGGTGGGGATCTGAGCGATCGGGACCTTGGAGCTGCCGTCCAGGGAGGCGACACCGCTGGCCGAGCCCACCGCCGAGGTGTTCACCTTGGTCGTCAGGGCAGGCACCGTGGGGTTCGGGTAGGTCCCACCCAGGTCTCCACCTGCAGCCCCGTTCGGAGGCAGCGCAGCAGGAGTGGGGATGGTGACCACGGCCTCGCCAGCCACTCCAGCAGTCGCAGTGACGCCGGTGCCCTTGAAAGACATCTGGGTGGCGTTGGAGACCACCAGCGTGGTCTCGTCCACCACGTTCACAGAACCCGCTGAGGAGCCTCCTGGCGGGCCCTGAGCACCGGTAGGACCAGCGGGGCCGGTGATGTTGGTGCGCAGCGTCCAGGCGCTCGCTCCCGTCTTCTCGTAGACATCCCCGTTGGTCTGGTTCAGGTACCAGTCCCCGACCGCTCCCGTGGCTCCAGACGGAGCTCCAGCACCACCCCACCAGCCCTCGGCCTGACCCGTGGCACCGGTGTTGCCGATGGGTCCCTGGATGCCCTGGCTACCGGTCGCTCCCGTGGTGCCCTGTGGGCCCTTGATGTTCCCGCGCAGGGTCCAGGTCGAGGCCCCGGTCTTCTCGTAGATGTCGCCGGCAGTGGTGTCCAGGTCCCAGTCGTTGACTGCCCCGGTCGCGCCCGAGGGAGCGCCGGCACCCGAGAACCACTTCTCACCAGCCGTGCCCTGAGCACCGGTGTTACCAGTCGGACCCTGGATGCCCTGAGCTCCAG